GTTTTGTTGGTTTTCAGGCTGACTGCCCGGTATCGCGTGAAAAAGCGCTCACCGCCCGATTGGGGAACGAGTGTTCGTCATAAAAGCGTTTTGACGAATAAGGACTGGAGGTCCGTCTACTGGTTTGTTTGAGAAGCATACAAGTCATACAAATGGTCATTGCATCCTGGGTTTCAGCCCGGGCGTTGGGCGTTTGTATTGTTGCTGGGGATTGAATCCCAGCATTGACATTTGCACCTTTTGAACTTTATGGCGTACTGTATTTTCCCGGTGCCGAAGGCAAACTGGCGTCGTGGGGTTTCCCCACGATGTCTACCGCATTGCGTACTCTTCTAATCCTTTCACGGTAAAGTTGACGCTCAACTCGGTTAGGTGTTTTTCCTAAGATGAAAAGACACGATATACCCAAAATATACACAACTCAAAGAAAGAGGCTACTCACGCCGTTAAAACTGGGTCCGGTAAAGAACCGGGCAAACAAAACTCAGGGTCGAGAGGACCCGTTCCCACAGGAGGCACGCCTAGTCAACGAGCCCCCGGGAGTGGAAGGAGTAAGAAGGGAGGGGGAACAAGGAAAGGTTTCCGTTACACAGCCGGGTCGAAACTTGCCCAGGCCATCGAGGATTGTCACCAACAGATCAAGGGTGAAGCAGATGCTCGAAAGGAGATGGAACGAGAAACATGCCCTAAGGCAGGACTTGGAGTCCATGCCACCCCAGAAGAACCCTCACCTGTTGAGGAAAAACCGCGTGACTGGACCATTAAAGATTGCAAAATCTTCTATGAGCCGGTTTCACTTGAAGAGCGGTTTGACCCTACGGCGCACCATGCCGAGTCTCCAGCAACCTTTTGGTGGGACGAGCAATCTAGCTACGAGCACGTTAAACACCTGGCATGCATCATATGTGTCATCTGGGCCTTTCTCATGTGCGGCTTGTGGAAAGTGCTTGCCCTACCATTGGTATGCTATTTACTCAAATGGTATGTGTCCCTATTGCCTAAGAGACACCTCGTAGTCCCACAGTATCCACTCATTGATCATGAGGAGGATCGGCGTCCAGATGCACATAAAATGATGGACATAACGAGGAGCGCCCAGTACTACCGATGGAAGAAAGTGTCAATTCCTTTGCCCATCGTGTGGTCCCAGACAGTCACACTCTTCACAAGTTCCTGGTTGCTTAAGAAATCAGAGGTACTTTACACGCTTTATTCGGTAATTAGGGCGTGTGGGCTTGACCTTGATCCTTTTGGTCTTGTCGTGGCGTTGATCCAGGAACTCTGGACACGTTATTACCCTCGCTTTGCCTTGGTTGGTCGAGTCCTGAGAGCATTGGTCCCAAACTCAATTATTAAACGCGCGGTTTATGCGTTTATCACATTCCTGATTACGGGAATGGTTAGGGCCTATTCTATCACTGGACAAGAGCAAATGGAGGTTTGGGCGTTAACGATCTTCTCCTTCACAATTCTTGAATTTTTAATCATCTGTTCTCAGTCTGTCTACCAGATGGATATTGATGTTTCTCACAACATGCTTAAGCAGTTATCAATACTGAAATGTTGTGATCCGAACTCAGATCCGTCTTTGGTAAGAGAAAGGATGATTCAGACCGCGAAGTCTATCTGCACGGTCAACTTTGATGAGTCAAAGGTCCTTAATAAACAAAGAATTGTGGAGAACACGGTCCTCGTTGCCTTTTATGCGTACATGGATGCCAGACGCATTAACGAGGATTTTCACTTCACCCTCTGAGGCAACTGCGGAGGGTTTTTTGGGGCTATCGGATTGGAGAGGTGCCGCTCCCGAAGATCAATCCAATCAAAGAGGATTTTACGATTGAGAAATTTCGAGATCCGATTAGACCCAGGAAACCAGTCGCAGTGAGTTTGGGTCCTCATTTGGATGGGATATCTATGCCCCATCCCGATGATGACCCGAACACTGCAGCAGCGGGTGTTTGTGCAAGGTTCGGTCGCGCTCCGCCCGAACCTGATAAGGATAAGTTGGAGCGTTTTGGCAGGTTTGTTGCTGATTTTATTTCTAAAAACCTGACCCCATTAGCCCCTGACACTGATGTCACCTTTGAGACCTGGTTAGAAAAAACCAAATACCCCCGATGGAGGAAGAGGGAGCTTGAGAGAGCCCGAGTGGACATATTGAAAAATTAAAAATATTATCGCTGTAAGTCATTCATTAAAGATGAGTTTTATCCGACCTTTAAGCATGCACGTGGAATCAACTCTCGCACTGATGAATTTAAGTGCGCGGTTGGTCCCTGGTTTAAGGCAATCGAAGAGGTTGTCTTCAAAATGGATTATTTTATCAAGAAAATACCCGTTTCGAAACGTGCTGCATTCATCTATAATAAGCTCTACAGGAATGGCGCTACATACCTGGCGTCTGATTACACGTCATTTGAAGCATTGTTCACGAAGGAAATCATGGAAAAGTGCGAGTTCCAGTTGTACAAGTACATGACTCAATTTATTCCTGACCACGAGGAGTTTTGGAGGCTCTTAGACGAAGTCCTTGCGTCTGAGAACCATTGCTATTTCAGGGATTTCGTAGTCAAATTAAGGGCGACGCGAATGTCTGGTGAAATGTGTACGTCTTTGGGCAATGGGTTTTCAAACCTAATGTTCATCCTTTTTCTTTGCCATGAATTAGGATCGGAAGTTGATGGTGTTGTTGAAGGTGATGACGGCCTTTTCGTCATCAAAGGGCCTATCCCCAGTGAGAAAGATTTTGAAAATTTGGGCCTCCGTGTTAAGTTGGAGGTTCATCATAATCTTTCTGAAGCGAGCTTTTGCGGTCTCATCTTTGATGAGGAGGACTTGGTCAATGTGACCGAGCCTCTTGGCGAGCTTGCTGCATTTGGATTGGGCACTCATAAATACCTCAGTGCAAAAACTTCCACCCACATGTCTTTGCTCCGGTGCAAGTCCATGTCTATGGTTTACCAGTACCCCGGGTGCCCCATACTCCAGGAGTTGGGGCTGTACGGGCTGCGGCAGACCACAGGATTTGATCACCGTGTGTATATGAATTCTAGACACATGTCCATGTGGGAACGAGAGCAGTTGTTGACAGCTGAGAAGAGTTTGAAAAATTTGGCAGAAGTCGTGAGGGATATTCCACTAAAGACGCGGTTGTTGGTTGAGAAAAAATTCAATGTTTCTGTTGAATCTCAGCTCTCAATTGAGAAGGTTCTTCGTGAGAAGAAAAATCTTGATCCTATCCAATTGACACACAATTTTCCGCAGGAATGGGAGGTATACTTCGAAAACTTCAGTACTATCGAGGATGTTAAGAACATCCGTAGTCCTGTTTTCGACATTCCTAGAAATTTGGTGTCTGCTGGACAGTGGAAAGACCTCTTTGCTTGACCGGCAAAATAAAACGGTTTGGTAAGATCGCACCATTCGTAAGATAAAAGCACGACTACGGGAAGACGGGACGCACCTCACCAACTCCCC